TCGATCGCCCTCATTGGAATTCGTCCGTTCCGGTGCGAAGGTGCGGCTTCCCGACCCCGCTCAGATGCTCATCAGCGTGCTTGGCGATGTAGGCCTCGAACATCGTCGCGAAGCCGCCGGCCCTTGCCGAGTCGGCGTAGGCGGCGCCTGGGTGCGAATGCAGTCGCGCCAGCGCGCCGGCGGCGATCGCCTCGGCGTAGTGCTCGAGCAGGTCGTCCGGCAGCGAGGCCGCGGCGCGCGCCGGCTTGTAGGCGGCTTCGGCCACGACTTCCTGCCCGGAGTTGAACGTCGGGTAGGGCACCAGCGTGATCGTCGCCCGCGACTGGGCCAGCCAGTACAGGATCCGGCTCGCCTCGCTGGCCTCCTCCCACATCCAACCCTTCGGGTACAGCTGGTCGAGCTCGCTCTTCGTCTTGGAGGTCAGCTTCCTTGCAGTCGTGTAGACCGCGATGACGTTCGCCACCACCAGATTCGAGTCCGGAGCGTCGACTTCCACTTCGCCGGAGCCGGCCACCACCGGCAGCCGCTCGGTCATCCCGTTGATGACGCGCGTCCGGTCGCAGAAGTCGATGGCCGCGTCCAGCAGCGCATCGTCGATCGCCGGATTCGGCGCGTTCGCGATGTACTGCTTGAGGTAGCGATCGAACGACCGGAAGGTAGCCATCAGACCACCGCCTCCGGTTCAGGCTGCGGCTGCGCCGGCACCACGCCGGCGGTGAACGCCGGCACGGCCGGCAGATTCGACAGGTCGATATGCCCCTCGACCCGCACCGGCGGCGTCAGGTCGACCGGCGGCGGCTCGAACACAGGCGGCAGCTCCTCGGCGACCCGGACGGTTCCCGGAGCCTCGAGCTTCGAGAACGAGGCATTGGCCGCGGCGGCGTCGCGTACCGCCTTTACCATGTCGACCTTCTTCATGGCCGTGGCGTCCAGGCGGATGCCGAAGGTCCGGCGCGCGAACTCCTGAATGCCGTCCTTGGACAGCTGGTCAAGGCTTGGAAGCGCCTCGATCGCGGCCCGCTCCGCCTCCTCGCGCTCGGCGCGCTCCTCCGGCGTCTCGACCGGGGTGTCATCCGGATCGATGACGTAGCCGATGACGGACGGGTCTTGCAGATCCTCCTCGGTCGCCGTGGCCCAAACGTCCGCGAACGCGGTCAGCTTGATCGCCATGTCGGCCGGGAGGTAGTGAACTTGGCCGGGACTCCATACCAGCGCGGAGCCGGGGATAACGTGGTCGCAGCGCCGCGATGGCTTCGCTCCGACGTACTTGACCGGGATCAGATTCATGTGCCCCTCTGGAAAGAGTGGAGCCGCCGAAGCGGCCCCACTCAGCTTGCTTACGCGGCGCTTACGGGGCGCCGACGGCCTTGCCCTGCACGACGGCAGCAACGGTCGGGGAGCCCGACACGTTCGCGCCGAGCACCTGAACGACCAGCTTCACCGCCTTGTCGAACGTGATCGGCAGGCCTGCCGAGATCGCGTTCAGCGCAGAGGTCGACGCCAGACCCGACTGCCAGTACGTCAGAACCGCCGCGGGGGCGGTGTCGACAGGCTCGTAGCCGACGTTGATCGTCGTACCGGCGTTCAGCGTGCCCGACGTGATGATGCGAACGTCCTGGACGCGCGTGCCCGCCGGGATGATGCCCAGATAGATTTTCTCGTTCTGGAGCACCCCGTTGGCATTGACGGGACCGTAGTCCTCGCTGATGCCGTTGCCGTACTCGGCCATGTGCAGCTGCTTCTTGAGGAAGTCAGTTGCGGTTGCGTTTGCCATTGCTTTCTCCTTTCAGATCGGTTGGCCCGCTTACGCCAGCGAAACGACCGTATCGAGCACCATGACGCCGTGATCGGTCGGTTCGTTGTTGCCGTTGCCATCGGGGATGCTGAAACGCACCTTCGTCTTGCCACCCATGAAGTCGCCAGCGACTTCGAGGTTGCGGCCGAAGTTGTAGGGGCGCTCCATCCACGCCGCGTAGGTGTCGGTGTTCACGCTGCGGCCGTAGATGTGGCCGGCAGCCTGGGCGCCGAACAGCAGAGCGCGGTCGACGGCAGTCGTCGCGCTGAGCGCGGCGAGCGTGACGTCGGTTTCGGTGGCGGTGTAGCGGTTGCCCGCGGTGATGTGCTTGGTCGTGGTGCCGCCCGCAAAGCGGATGGCGCGGTCCATCTTCTTGAGGACGATGTTCCGCCACATGACCGTCTCGCCGGTGAACAGCGGGTGCTTCGAGCCGTACGAGGCACGGTTCCAGGCGTTTTGCAGCATCGTGCGCCACACCAGGTTGGACGTGTTCGTCAGGACCGAATTCCACTGGCGATGGGTCACGTACATGACGTACATGGGCTCATCTTCGGCGGCAGGATCATCCGGCAGCTTCACCGGCTGGAGCTTGAACTCCGAGTCGGCAATGATGGTCGCCAGCGCGTCAATGTGCTCCAGACGGAACACGTCCGACGTGTCGACGGACGCCAGCTGCGCGCCGCCCTGAACGACCGCCGTACCGTCGGCAACGTAGTGCCGGTTGTAGGTCGGCGCCAGAACGGTGTTCACCAGCGTCTCGGCAAAGCTTGCTTCGCTTTGCAGCGGGACCACCCAGTCCACGCCGGCCTGCTGGCCGCGTGCTCCGGCGCAGTGAACCAGCATGCACTGGTCATGGAAGCGACCGAACCAGCCTTGCAGATTCGCCATCGCGAGTCCGCGCAGGCCGTGAACGGTGCGCTGCTGGGCCATCTTGCCGCCGGCGTCGACCACTTGCGTCGACAGGTCGATCTTGGCTTCCATCGTCGAGAACGAAAGGCTCTGGCCTTTGCCCTCGGCGTTGCGGTCGCCCATGATCGGGTAGCCGGTGGTGATGTTGATCAGATCCATCGTCACCGTGTCCCCGGCCGACTTGGAAAGGTCGGTGACGCGGACGAACGGCATGTCGGGCGAGGTCTGGCCCTTGAGCTTGGCCTCGGCTGCGCCCTGCTTGGGTGCGGGACCGGTCAAGCGATTCATCAGCGTCGGCTGACGCTGGGTTGCGGCGAAAAGTGCCGCTCCGAAGACCTTCCGCGCGAGCGGACTGCCGACGGGGATTGTCGTTTGCGACATTGCTTGCTCCTAGTGAGAGTTGGTCAAAGTCGCGCCAGATAGGTACTGATCTGATCCGGTGTCATGTTCATGAACTTCGCCGTCAGCGCGGCTGCGCTGATGTTGGCGACGTCCTCGAGCGAACCGCTGCTGGGCGGCTCGCCACCGGGTATGTCTGAAAGGGTTGACGGTTCCGCCTTGCGTTCGGCTTCGGCGATCGCTTTGGCCGCTTTCGCTGCGGCGTCGATGGCCTTGTCATTCGCTGGCGGAGTCGGGTCTTCCTGTCTGGCGCTTTCAGGAAGCTCGATCTGACCGTGAGCGGCCTCGTACATGCCGAGTGCCTTCTCGAACCGTTTTGACAGGGACAGGTCGGCGAACTTCGGGTCGCTGCGAAGAATCGCGTCGAACCCTGCAATCGCATTGAACGCTTCGGTGTTCGTCGACTGGACGTAGGCAATCTTCGGGATCGAGTCGATCGCTTCTTGAACGACCTTCTCCGTCGACTGCTGCTTGTCCGCGATCACGCCGCCCAGTTGATTGTTCAGCTGGGAGATCCGCGCCTGCAAAGACTTGACCGTCTTCGCGAGCGTCGGAGCGTTCTCCTCGAGATCCCGCATCGTCTCGGCGTCGATTTCCTCGACGTCCGGGCTGATGTCCGTGGTGCCCGTCTCTTTCTGCTGCTCGAGCGCGGCCACCTTGGTATTCAGCTCGGTCAGCCTTGCCTGCAACGCGTTTGCACGCTGCCGCTCAGCCTCCAGAACCGCATACGGGATCGTCCTCTTCCCATCCTTCGTCAGCACCACTGCGTCCTTGTCGGACGCCTTGTCGCCTTCCGTCTTCGATCCATCGTCGGTCGCACTTGCGTCCGGCTTAGTGCTCTCGTCCGTCTTTGCCGCGGCAGGTTGCGAATCCGCCTTCGTTTCGCTTTGAGCCTTGTCGCCGGTTGCCTCCGCGGCTTTCGCTGCGGTTTCCGCCTGCTCTTGAGCAAGGCGTTCGGCTTCCAGATGCGCGTTCAGCTCCGTCTCGGCATTGATGACGGCAACACCCTCCTGCGGCTGGCCTGCGAACAGGTCGCCCAGCGACTTCTCGTCGACACTGAGGGGATCTTTCAGGAATGCGTCTATGGTGCTCTGGTCATTCAGGTTCACAACTCTCTCCTACTTATCGCCGTAGCGCGAAGTGCCACATATCGCAGTGGCCGCGAAAAAAAGGGCGCCGAAGCGCCCCTGGGGTTGCCGCGATGTCCCTCGCGGCTCGGGTAACTTGCTCAGTACAAAGCGACGAACAGACTCGCCGTCGTGGTCGACGTGAGAACCATGTCCAGATGCAGCGGCAGGATGGTTCCCGCCGGCACGCCGCTGAACAGCTGTGTCTTTCCGCTGCCCGCAAACCGCACGTTGACGTTGCCGGCGGCGCCCACGTACAGGCCGCTGCACTTCCTGAACGGCGTGTCGAGCACGACCGGATGGCAGTCGGTGTAGTTCAGGTCGGTCGCGTACGTCATGGCAGTCTCCTAGTCGATCAGCATCAGCAGCTCCTCGATCTCCTCGAGGTCGTCTGCATCGTCAATGGATGCGGGAGCCGGAATCGAACCGACTCGAACGGGGATATGAACCCCATCCGTCTCCAAGACTTCCCGCGCTGGCTTGTAGCGCTCCTCGACGACACGCTTGCGCAGATCATCAAGGTACTTCCTGACTCTCGGGTGGATCCACTCATCCGGACCACCGCCGCCATCAACCAGTGCCTCCGGAATCGAACCCTCGACCCGGTAGCCGATGACGTAGGAGTTGCCGGCTGTCCCGGTGATGTTCCACTGCGGCGAGAAGTCGCCGCCGACCGCTGTCGTCCCGGCCTGAACATTCCATCGCAGCACCAGATTGGCGCCGACCACTGGCGAATCGCCGTCGCCGATCCAGACTCCGGGCCACAGACCGAGCCACTGGCCGCCATACTGGGACACGATCTACTCCGCGTCTCGATTGGTGATCGTCCGGTCCCCTCCGGACACGTCGCCCTCAACGCGCGTCTTCGTTCCGTCGATGCTTTTGAACTCAACCGTCGGGCCGTCCAGCCCGGTCGCATCGCCCTGGGCGAACGCGGCGATCAGCCGAAGGATCTGCTCCGCGCTGTAGCCAGACTCGATCAGGTACTTCCACACTGCCGATCCGACGTTCGCGGTCGACAGGCCGGTGCCCGTCACCACGATGTCGATCTCCATGTTGCCGTACGCGGCAATGGTGGCGTCCAAGTCGCCAGCCCCCAGCATGTCGACAACCATGCTGGCGATTCCGGACAGGTCGGCCTCCAGATCGCCGGAGCCAACCATGTCGACGCTCATGTTCAGCTGCGCCAGGATGGTCGCTGTCAACGAGCCCGAGCCCGCCATCGCGCAGGCCATCGAGATCACGAGCGCTGCGATCGCGTCCAGATCGCCCGCGCCGGTCATGTCGATCGACATCGCCCGCGACGGGATCAGGCTCGCCGTCAGGCTTCCATCGCCGACCACCCGCATCGACATCCCGCCGCCCGTTCGCGGCAGCAACCACGCATGCGGGTGCAGATTGCCGATCGGGATGGCCGTCTGCGCATCGCCGTACTCATTCCAGTTCCGCAGCCGGCCCGGAAGGTTGGCGTTGCGGTTCTGGGCCGTACCGTTCAGGTACGAAATGGTCGCTCCGGAGCCTTGCCGCCACGGCGAAAAGCCGTTGCGGTAGCCGTTGAGGATCAGCCCCATCCGTGCGCCGACTCCGCTGTCAGCGGCGCGGCGTTGGACGTTGCGCCGGTGTTCATCAGAAGCCACTGCACGCACGCGCCGTCGCGAATCCGCGCCATGTTCGGCAGCATGTTCACGAACTCGGCGACGTTGTGAATCCCCGATGCGGGCAACGGGATCCCGAACAGCGGCTTCACCAGATGCAGCACGAGCTGCCCGGTGCCGGTGTAAGCCGTGCCGCCAGACAGCGTGAAACTCTCCAGGTCGCTGATCCCCGTATCTCCCGCGGCCATCGGCAGGAACGGCGCGTAGCGCGTTGCCGCCGCGCCGGAGTGCGGCACAGCGCCGATGACCGGCGTCGCCGCAAAGCCAACCGTCACCGGGCACGTCTTGCTGGCCCCGGCCACGTTCTTGTAGCCGAACGCCGTCAGGTTCGGACCGCCCGCCGTCGGCGCGACCTCGGTCGAGAAGAAAGCGCGCAGTCCAACGCCGTTCGGGTAGCGATCGACCTTGGCGGCGGTCGCGGCGATCGGCGTCATCGTGATCGTGCGGCCGGTCGTTCCGGTGACATCCGTGCCGGTGATCGGCACGTAGCCGACCTGATCGACCGCCAGCAGGAACCACGGCGCCCCGGCGCCGGCAATGATGTTCGCGCCGGCGTACAGGAAGTGCTTCGTGTCCGGAGAGACATCGCCGCCGTGCTGCCATGCGCCGTCCGCCCATGTGTCGTCGGTCGGGACGAACGTCAGCGACGTGCCGGCATAGGCCGACGCCGGCTCGCTGCCAGCCATGACGCCGAGATTCGTCCAGAAGCCAGCGACTTGCGCCGGCGTGATCGTCTTGAAACGAACGTCGTACTGGAACTTGCCGTTGTTCGTCGTCTCGTCGATCAGATTGTCGTGGCTCGAGAATCCCATGTCAGCTCCAGAAACTTTCGATCATGCCGACCAGCGGCGCGGACGCGAGGCTGCCGGCGGCGCCCAGTCCGATCCAGCCGAGAAACGCCCCCGGCTTGATTTCGCCGGCCCCGGCCAGCATGCGAACCCGTTCCAGCTCGGCGGCATCGCCGTAACTCTCGGTCGGCGAGGACGTCGGTCGCCTCGCCTCTTCCCGCACGTAGGACATCTGAAACGGCTTCACCAGCACCAATGCGGCCAGTCCGCCATTGGCGACATCGACAATCGCACTGACGACGCGCTTGACCCCAAGCACGCCAGCATTCAGCGGAACGAATGGGCTCAAGCCAGCCGCGTTCGATACTGCCGTGACCAGCGCTCCGGACGGTTGCGCTGCGGCGCAGAACATCGACTCCGTTGTGCGCTCGACATCGTTCGTGTCGATGTACTTCACGGTCAGTCTTCCGCCGCCCACCGTGGGCGCCTGGGCGACCACCATGATCTGCACGCCGACGCCATCGTCATAGCGCGGCAGCGCCACAGTGTTGTCCATGACTTGCTCTTCGCCCGCAGCGTCAAGATCGACGAACGGGTAGTAGAGCAAGTAGTCCAGCAACATCAACGCCTGATTCTGGTTCGTCGTCCCGGTAACTGACGCCGCGGCCGACATCACCACGCTGCGCTTGAGAAAGCGCTTGGTCAGCTGCTCAGGAACGAAGATCCCGTTCTTCGCGTCCAGCACGGCCGCCTCGAGCGGCGAGCTGGCGTAGTAGTTCGGCACCGGAATGCCAGAAGCGGTCGAGTAGTCGAACCACTGACCCGCGATCGTCGCGGTCGACGCCGGCACCTTCCGGAAGAAGCTCCACCACGACCGCCCATCGTCCTCGCTCGCGGCCCACGCCTTGACGGTGCGGAAGCCGCCGGCCATCAGACGCTACGGCCTGTCCAGGCCGAAAGCAGTTGCCGCACGGTCAGCTTGATCTTCCGCGCCCAGCGCGTGACGACGCTGATTTCACCCTTGCCGTACAGCGTCACCTTGCGGTTGGCCCAGATCACAGCGTCCGTGTGTTCGCACGAAAACCGCTTGATCGGCTCGACTCCAAGACCCTGCGGCTCGACCGTGACCGCCTTGCCGCACACCGAGCACTCGTAAAGATGCGGGAAGTGCATCACGTCTCCGTGATCGTGACTGCGCCAGCGGGAAAGCGCGGCTGGATCTGGTTCGACACCGCGATCGGCGCGTTCAGATCGCCGTAGTGCCAGACCTCTCCGGCGCCGGGGCCTTTGCCAGACGCCGCCGACGTCAGGTTCGCGCCAGTCACGCCGCACTGCGGGTACTCGATCGGCGCCACATTCGACGTCGCCCCCCCGGATGGAGCCGTCCACCCGCCGGTGGTGCGCGCGACTGTCTGCCGCACGTAGTTCGTGTACGCGGCCTCGTTGCTTGCCAGTGTCGATGACGGACCATAGCTTGCCGTTGCGACCGGCACTTGAATCACGGCGATAATGTGGTTGCACGCCGCGGTTGACTTGGGCATCAGCTATCTCCTTCTTGCACTTCGTAGGTCGTCGACCCGTCTTTGCCTTGCTTCTTGGTGATCTTGCGCGACCCCGCAGGCTTGGCGTCCACATTGACGACAATCGTCATCGGTTGCGACTCTTTCGTCTCCTCTGACTTCTCTTTCTTGTCGTCGTCGTCAGACTTCTTGGCCTCTTCGTTGCGCCGCTTCTCTTCGGCCTGCTGGCGCTCCTTCTCGGCCTTCTCCTTGGCGGCCTCCGATTCCTTGCGGGCCTGCTCTTTCAGAGCTTCGCGCTCGTCGCGCGCCTTGGCTTCGGCCGCGGCCAGTTCCGCCTTGTGATTCATGTCGGCCTGGAGATCCTTGATCTCCTGCCGCAGCTGGGCGATCTGCTCCTCGTACCGGTTGGCCGCATCGTCGATGCGCTTCTGCACCGCCTGCGCATCGGCCTGCGCGCTGGCGTTGATGTTCGCCAGCTCCAGCTCGCGCTCCGTGGTCAGCTCTTCCTTGCGGATCGCGATGTCGGCCTGATCGATCTTCTCCTGGTACTTGATCTCCATCGCCGCGATGTCGGTCTGATGCTTGATCAGCGCTTGCGCCGCCTGCGTCTTGAGCGCAAGC